TTTCTTTACGAGGGTCTAACCCTACATAATGTTCAACTGTTTCACTACTAAACGCTCCTGCTAATCTATCACCCCACCCCATTGAGAAATCAAGTACGGTCTTAGCATTATTCATATCATAGAACATTTTAGCTACATTTGGTTTGAATTGAGCACATATGTATTTTCTCAACCCAATCATTGTTCTTAATTCTTTCTTACCAACTTGTGGTAACTTTAAAGAATAAGCTGCACCCATTAGTGATTTCATAAATGATTTTGTTTCCCAAGTTCTTTTTGGGCCCGGTGAAACCGAACCATCTACACTCCATCTGTTATGTTGTTGGAAGTAATTAGATGCTTTGTTACCTGTATTGATACGAGAAAAGTATTGTTGTTTTCCATCATATGTTAGTGGATACTTAGATTCAGCTGCTTTTCGTGGAAACCATTCACCTTCTTTTAGATACTCACTCCATCTAAAACCTTTTAATTTAAGGTAATCATTATAAGCATCCTCTTCGGTGATATCTGCATATGGTATTGGATATTTCATAAACAAATCAGCCAACATTTCCTTTACTTGGTCTTTGGGATATGACTCTTTTAAAGTTTCCCAATCCTCTGGCGATATGGTAGGGAACTCACCTTCGTAAGTTCCCTTCTCATATTTTGCTAATATATCTTCTGCGTTTGTCATTTATTTATACAACATTGGTTTTTTTCTTTTCCATATTTTTTGAACCCCTTGAACGATTTGGACCGGCCTTTTCAAGTGATAGATTATCTTTTTGATTAGTACCATAATTATCTTTCGACTCATGATGAGACCTATCATATTCATGTAAGTCAGAAATCATAATTTTATTATCATCAACATCAGAAAAACCACTATCTATTAATAATGTATTTTTTGAAGGCATTTTATTATTTTCAACAATCGTTAAAAAATCTTCTTTTACCATAGAATCAAAATCAAAATGTTCAAAGAATAATTCCATTCTTTTTCCTATTGTTTCAGTACTCTGTGATGAATTTTGGTGTTTATATCCTTCATTACGAATTTCCCACTTACCATCAATTTTTACAAAAGAAGCGGGATGAGGATTATTCACTTTTTTATTAGATAATTTTAAATCAAATTTATAAAACCTATCAGTTAATTCTTTTTGGTCTTTAATTATAACATCACTATCGAATTGAATTCTTTGTGAGAGTGGATTATTAATTTTTGTTCTACTCAAACTTTCTCTAAAAACTAAATAATTAATTAAAAGTGATATTGAAACTTTTTGTTTTCCAATATATGGGAAAAAGTCATCTGAGAAATAATTTATAACTTTTTTATAATAACTCTCTCCAATTGTTCTCGTTGGTGATTCAAAAATTTCATTTAATTCAGATTCAGTCGGCCAAGCACCATACTTTAAAAGATAAGAACATTGTAACATAAATAACTGATGACCATCTTTATCAACTTTCAATTTATCAGCTAAATTCTTTGTTAGTGTTTTATAAAATTCTATGTATTTTGTTCCACCATCCCATTCTATCTTTCCTTTTTTATTTTTTACTGGTTTAAAGGAATTAATAAATGAATTTACAAAAGATGTAAATCTATTCTTTTGTTTTATAATTTGAAATTTAGACCAAGAGAAACCTTTTTGTTTATTAACCAATGCATCGATTACATCATTGAAATCACTAAAATTAGTTACAATATTTACATTTAATAATTTATCTTTAAATAAATCTTGTAATTTAGTTGGTAGTTCTGTAAATATAGTGTGTGCTAAGATAGATTTAGCTTTTCCATTATTTCTTAGTTTAATCTTTTTTGCTAAATCTGAACCAAGTGGGAAAGTACCTTTCATATATTCAAGAAATCCTAAAAACCCCCTTGATTGTCCATCTAATATAGCTGATTTTGCTCCGTTTTTTATATATTCTTCTAATAAAGCCAATCCATCTTTTAAAGATTCTCTTACAATTTCATCAAATTCGGTTTCTATCTTTTCATTTATTTTTTGTACTAATAGATTAATTGGTACGATTGTAATTGAGTCAATCTTACCTTGTCCTACCCAAACTGATGTTATATACTCTTTTGCGTTTTTATACTCATTTGAAAACCACTTATCTGTTAATAATGCTCTTTGTAAAAACTCAGGTATTGATACTAATCTGCCGTTAGATATTTCGCCATATAAATGGCCCACCTTTACAGATTTTGTGTCTATTTCTAATTCGTTTAAAATTTCCCAATTATCTTTTTTGCTCATATTTTATTATTTAATGTTTTAACTTATTTACTATGTAAATATACGAAATTTATTTGAATTATCCAAGCTAAAATTGAAAAAATTTATCACTTTTTATTTTTTCTAATTGTAACCTATAAATTACACCTGGTATTATACCTGTTTCTTTTGAGTTCCATTGAATATCTGAATCGTATTTAAATCCATATCTTTCATAGAACTTACGAGCCCTTTCGTTGAAAGCTCGAACAGTTAATAATATATTACCAGCTCCTTTAGATTTACAATAATCAACAAATTCATCTAAAACCTTTTTAGTTGCTCCCTTTTGAGTTTGGTCTGATGCAATCTGATGAATAATAAAATCTTTTGGTTTCTTTATTGTTGTTGCGTTTCGAGATAATTTACCACCTTGTAAGTATTGTGTAAATGTAATCATTACACCATCTTGTAGAACTAAGTTTCCTTTCTGAATTCTACCAACAAGTTTAAATCCTTGTTTGTACATATGTGGAAAGATATCAGGATACATATCGATAATGGCCATAGTTTCTTCTATAACCTTATCCATTTGTTCTCCCTCTTCTTTTATTTTAATTACATTTAACCCCAAAACTTTTTAATATTTAAATCATCCTTATATTGAAATTGATTATCTAATCTTTCTTTTAGTGTATCTTTAACTTGTTCAATATCAGTTGATGTTCCTGCTCCTTGTGCAAACCAAACTTTCTTTCTATATAAAAGTTCATCTGATATTTCACCTTTAAACGCATCTCTTAATAATGGTTTCATCAATCCTTTTTCAGTTTGATATATAGGTGGTATATTTAAACAATACTCTACAAATGGTCTCCAAGAATATGGAGTTCTAATTTCAACAGTACCACCCCACATCATAGATTGATTTTGTGATGGAAAGTTTCCTTTATGTACTTCCCTTATTAATTTTCTTCTTGCGTTATCATATGATTCTTCTGTATAACAGAATCTTGTTACAATTCCATAACTACCCCAAATTTCATCAGATAAATCACCACTAAACACTACTTTGAATCCATGTTTGTTTATTTCTTCACCTAATTTAATAGTTGCAAGTGCACTACCTACATTCTGCCATTTTTTCAGTTCAGTTACATATAACGTAGTATCAATTGAATCCATAATTTCTTGATTTGTCATATGGATTTCATGTAATTTAATACCAAATTCTTTAGCTGCTATTCTTGCAAACTTTATATCACTACCACCATCCGTTGTTACTACAAATGCTTCTAATTTAGGATATAATTTGGATAAAAGATATGTTGTTATTACAGAATCAATTCCTCCACTTAGAAGTGTGCAAATAGGAACATCTGAAATCATCTTTACTCTTACCGCTTCTTCTAAATCTTTTCTGATTCTTTTAACAATAGTTTCTCTATCATCATTTATAATTTCTTTTGGTAACTCATAGTAAGTTTTAACATCATGTTCTAACGTTTTATAATTGTATTCAACATAAGTACCAGGATAAACAGTCTTTACACTTTTTCTGTAAATATCCGAAAGAGGTAATCCTTTCTTTTCAGAACAAAATGCCAATTTATTAGTTACTTTATCAACAGAATACCAAAATGGAAGTTCACCAATATAATCTCTAACAAGATATGTAGTTTGATTTCTTGTGTCAATAATACAAAAAGAAAACATACCATCCAAATCTTTAAATGAATCAACTCCAAATTCTAAATAAGAATTAAGTATAATCTCAGTATCAGAAGTTGTTCTAAATGGTATTGTTATTTTACTCTTAAGTTCATCGGTAAGTTCACTTCCCCACAATTCACCATTATAAACTAAACAAACTGTCTTATCCTCATTCCAAAATGGTTGGTTTGCTGTTTCTGATAAATCTTGTATAGATAATCTATTATGAGCAAAGTAGAAATCCCCAACTTGTTCGATAGTTGAGTTATCTCTACCTCTATGAATTATTTTATCCAACCCATCTTTTATAGAAGATGAGTTGTAATTATTTCCACCAATGATTCCACACATATTAAAACGGAGCGTTTTGAATATCTCTTTCAATACAAGTACTCATATGGTCAGCCCAATGGAGTATAAATTGTATATTTGATTTTAAATAATTTTTTGGGTCAAATACTTTAAAATATTTTACATTATCTTCATCATACATACCATCAGTTAGTTTGATTCCAAAGTATTCATTTTCATTATATTTGATTCCATATTCTTGTAGTAAGAAAAAAGTTCTATCAGTATGAGTTAGATATGATAGTTCTGAATTACTAACATATATCTTACCTTGATTTTTTACATGCCAATCAGAAGGATTATCTACATAATGAATTTTTCCTTTACTTCCTAACTTTCCTAAATCGTGATGAAAAGCTGAAAATAATAATTCATCTTGTGTAAAATCAATAATACCACCTGCTTCTTTGTAGAGTTTCATCATTCTGAGTGAATTTCTAGCTACATTCATAACATGGTCGATATACCCACCTTCATAAGCGTTGTGGTAGTTTACGTTTCCACTCGCTGGAGATAACATTAGGTTAGGCCCTAATTCTTCCATTGAGTACATATGTAAGAGTTTTTTTAATCTTTCACCTTCGAAAGATTTTTTAATTGCCTCGATAAACTTGTTATAGTTAGTTTCGAGTGTTTTTTCATCATATTTATTCATAATTTTTAAGTTTTATAAGTGTGTCCAAGTTTTTCTTTTTACTATTTCTTCTACATTCCATGTAGAAACTTTGAAGTTTCGAGCAATAACATTAGTAGAGAACCCCTTGGAATGAAGGTCTCTAATTTGTATTACTTGTTCAGAGGTAAGTTTTGCTCTCGGATGAGATTCGCCTCGTAACCTATTGCTAAAAAACCATAAGGTTTTTGACATATTTTTTATATTATTTTTCTACTCTTTCGATTGGAACAGTAATTAGAGCGTAATTACCGTATTGTGGATGTTTTTGTGTAAAATCTACAAATGAATCAAGTTTCATCTTGAAAGCCGTTTCGGTTTCAATATAAAATAATGATTGTGAGCCATCCATCGTGCTCAGTTTTTTACTTTTGTTAAATGGTACTTTTGGTTTACCTTTTAACTTAATCTGTTTTTCTTCTTTGTGTACGAATTTTATTCCTGCCATATATAAATTTAATTTGTTTTACAAATATACGAAAAAAAAATGAATTATCCAAGTCTTTTTTAACTTTTTAATTCATTGATTGCATTTGAGTATGCCATTTCTGATTGTAAACCAGCAAATCTTTGTACTTCTTTTCCGTCTTTTTCTATGATAACTGTTGGTACTGAACGAACATAATATTTTTGAGCCACTTCAAATTGTGAATCAATATTAATACTTTCAAATGATACATCTGAAAACTTTCCTTGTACTTGTTCCATAATTGGTGTTAACATTTTACATGGTCCACACCATTCTGCATAAAATTTTTTAACTTCTAACATAATTTCTCCTAATTATTAAATTATTAACCATCACACGCAACACAATCAGGGTCAACTGCCCTTGTTGCGATATCACCTCTAAGAACCGATTCAGTTCTCATATAATACAACGTCTTAATTCCTTGTTTCCAAGCTTCCATAGTTACTTGATTAATCCATTTAGGTGATGCAATGGATGGGAATGCTAAATTCAATGAAACTCCTTGGTCAATATATTGTTGTCTAACACCAGCTTGTTTAACTAAATCCATTTGATTGATTTCTTTGAAAGTTCTGAAAACATCTTTTACAGGATAAACTTTTTCTCTATCTCCATTAGTGATTTCTTCACATAATACCATTTTACTATCTAAGTAACACCACTTATCAAGTTCTTTGATATCTTGTACCGAACCACCATCTTCCATTATTTTATCCCAAGTATCTTTGTTATTGATACCTGCTTTTCTTAGAACCTTTACTAACTCATTGTTCTTTCTAATGAAAGTTCCTTTTGCAGTTTGTTCGGTGAATACATTCGCCGCCCAAGGTTCAATACCAGCAGATACGTTTCCAGCTAATTTAGAGTTACTAACTGTTGGAGCAACTGCTCTTAAGTGAGTATTTCTAAATCCACTTTCTCTACACCAAAGAGGTTCACCATATTCGGTTGCCATATCTCTTGATGCTCTTTCTGATTCTATCTTTAACTGAGAAAAAATCTTACGAGTTTCGAATTGAGCTTCCATACCTTCAAATGGAATACCATTTTGTTGTAGGTAAGTGTGCCATCCTAAAACTCCTAATCCTAATGCTCTACCTTTTTCAGCAGATGCAACAGAATTTTCAAATCCTCTCATGTTTTTAGCCTTTTGAATAAACTCAGAAAGTACTCCATCTAAGAACCAAGTTGCTGTATAAACTAAATCAGTATCTCTCCACTCGTTGTACTTAGCAAGATTTACTGATGATAAACAACAAACAAATGAATGGTTCTCATCTGTGTGTAAAGTAATTTCAGAACATATGTTTGTCATATGAACTTTTAATCCATTTTTTTTGTACATATCAGGATTTGATTTGTTTACATTTCCTTTGTACATGATGTATGGTTCACCAGTTGCTTTTCTTTTTTGTAGTAATTTTCCCCACTTTCTTCTCGCATCAGGTTCTCCTTGTTCGAGTTTTCTCATAAACTTATCACCTACAACTGCACATTGGTGTAGATTAAGTGATTGTCTATTTACATCTCCTTTAGGTTCTCTGATTTCTAACCACTCTTCGAAATCTTCGTGGTCAACATTAAGGTTAACTGAAGCAGCTCCCCTTCTTACTGAACCTTGGTTAGTTGCAAGTATCGTAGAATCATAAATTTTAGCGAATGGTACAACACCATCACTTGTTCCATTACCTGTAATTGGTGCTCCTGCTGGTCTGATTTGGTTGATTCCAATACCAACACCACCACCATGTTTTGCAAGTAACATCAATTCTAAGTTCTTATTTCCGATATCATAAATGGAATCGGCAACATCAATACCGAAACATGATATAGGTAATCCTCTATCAGTACCAGTATTTGAGAGTACAGGAGTTGCTAAATTCAACCAACCCTTCCAAATATAATCGAAGAATTTAGTTGCCATCTGAGGTTTGTTTAACCTTTGAGCTACTCTTGTTGCAACTCTCCAATAAGCATCTTTTGGTTTTTCACCAGGTAACAAATATCCTTTAGATATGGTTTTTACATATATCTCTGTATTTGCCCATGATGGGAAATCTACATCAAGTTCCCAACCTAAATCTGCTCCGTAGTTTGTTTTTGCCATTTTATATTATTTTTCGTCTTTTACAAATACACCATCAACAGTTTTACCTGTTCTGTTTTCTATTTCATTGTATGCTTGTTCTAAACACTCTTCAGGTGTATAACCCAATTGGCGTGCTAAAATTATAACAGTTACAAGAATATCACCAATACCATCTTTTATCTCGTATTCATTTTTCTTCAAAAGTGCTCCAGCTGTTTCACCAACTTCTTCCATCACTTTTATCATTTGTTTTGGGGCATTTTCTTTCTTATCAATATTTCTTGTAATTGCCCAATTACTAACCTTAATGGCTAACTCATTTAAATCCATTTTCATAATTTTTTAAAATAAATCGTCCCAATCCTCACCTTCATTCGCTTTAGAATAATCAGTAGGTCTGATAGCGAAGAAATCTGTGTGAGTTAGTCCTCCTGTAAGATGATAGAACCATTCTAATTTTTCTGCTTTCTTTTTATCGAATTCAAAAATTGGTTCATATCCTAATTCTTGTAATTTTGTATTTGTTCTTGCTTTAATAAATTCTTTTAAATCTTCTTTTTCAAGATTTTCCAAATCCCCTTGTTCAAAAATCATATCAATGAAGTTTGTTTCTAATTGTACAATTAGTTTTGATGCTTCTATGATTGATTCTCTACACTCATCTAATAATTCAGGATATTCATCACACATATGTCTGAATAATTGACAACCCATCTTAGAATGTAGAGATTCATCTCTTACACTCCATTTCATTTGTTGTCCTATACCTTTTAGTAGATTTCTCATTTGGAATGAGTAAAGTACTGCAAATGAAGAGTATAACGATACTCCTTCAGCGAATGCTGAAAATATTGCTAAACTTCTACCAACTTCCTGTCTTGCTTTTGGATTTGTTGCCAAATCTTCATGTTTCCATTCAGCGGTAGTTGAGGTTAGGAGTTCAAACTTCTCAGCAACTGCAGGTTCGTGCAGAAATGCTGAAAAGTCCTCTAACCCTAATGTCTCATTTAGATATGAATAAGCTGTAGCGTGAATAGTTTCTTGAGAACCGAACATCATAGCCATCTGTTTGATTTCATGTTTCGGAAACCAATCAGTAACCATGTTAGTCCAATAATCAGAAACTGCACATTCGGTTTGAGCAAAACCAAGTAGAATATTCCCCACTAAGTTTTTTTCAGCGGGTGTTAATCGTTCATTCCAATCTTTAACATCCCCTTGCATTGGGATTTCAGTATGTAACCAAAATGCTTGGGCCTGTTTCAACCAACCTTCTGTATAGTAGATTGGATATTCGAATGGTTTAAACGGAATTCTTTCTTGGAATAATTTACTCATGATATAACCTATGTTTTTATTTGTTTTCGTCTACTGATGCTTTTCTGTAATCTGTTACAAGTTTCTTAATTTCACCAATTGCTTTTCTAGCTCTTGATTTTGCTGCTTTTGATGAACCATTGTGTTCATCTTCGAATTGAACGAATAAATCTTTAATCTGTTCAAATAGTTCTTGTGAATTTGCCATAAAATATTTCCTTTTAATTGTTTTTGAAGTGACCAAACTTATGGTCGTGTTTATAATTATTGTATATATTGAAAAACGAAAAACTTTTTTCGTTATTTTTTTTAATTTCTATTTTGTTACATAGTTGTTATTTCTCAACCCACTATGTGTAATAATTTTTTGATATCATATCTTCGGTTTTAACAGTCTTTCATATCTTGAAACTATCCACCCCAAGTCATCATGTATAAAATTTCTTTTTTTCTTTTTATACTCATATGCAAATACACTCCATGTTGATACTGGATATGCAATGAGAAATTTAGTATTAGATAATCCAAATAAATCAACTACATTATCAAGATGCATTTCTTTACTATTTTTTATATTTGTTAAATCTAATTCTTTTTTCAAATCATCCTTTGTTATCAAAACATCTTTGTATTTATCTAATATATTTTTCACATATTTTTTTGGTACATCATAAGATAAATAAAACTTTTGATTTGGATTTAATTCTAAAATAGAATCAAACAATTGAAAATACTCTTCATCTGAATGATATTTAAATATTGAATGTTCTATAGCTCCTTGTTCTTTTCTAAAGTTTACATATTCTGAGTATTCATCATTTTCATATAACTCATCTGGAATCTTAACTCCCCTACTTCTTCTTATATGAACTCCAACTAAATCAGATGTAATTTTTTCAATGATTTTTTGATTATTTTCATTTTTTAGTTTTATAGAACTCAATGGTCTATTTTCTAAAAACATCACTTTTTCATCATGTTCAGAGTGACCATAAAAATCTTTAGCGTAAAAACAACCTAAATCAGTATATGGATATTTTGATATATAATTTTTTGTTGAATCTAACTTAGATTTTTTTGTAAATATATCTCCCAATGTTTTCCAATCTGTGATTGCAATATCACTCAAATTATTAAAATATTTAATTTCATCTTCTTTTAATATTACCGATGTATTTGGAAGAGTTATCAACTCCTCTAACTCCGGCCATTGAGATTCTTCTACTGATATAGTAAATTCATCATTGTGAAACTTACTATTAATATGATTAGCAATTTCCCAATGAAAAATTCTATTACACAATCCTGTATCGTATAATACATTTATCTCTGTATAATCTCTTTGCCAAGGGTCTTTCCACTTTAATACTCCCATATTATCCCATATTCTCTACATACTTCTTATGTAAGAGTTTTTTAGTTTCTAATTGTCCACTTGCTGCCTCTTTCTGTGCAATTACACCATCGGGTGATGTTCCATCATAAACTTCAATGTAACCTGTGTTGGTATTCATCTTACATGGGAATGTGATTCCATCTGGTCCGAATCTGTTTTTCATAATATGAGCTCGAGCAGTATCATTCAATTTATCTTTTGATTTTCTACTCCAACTCATAATGAAATCTGCGTTCATTACTTTGGCATAAGAATCTGCAATCTTATCTGCCTCGATAACTTCGGAATCAATTGCTGAACGGTTGGTCTGAGATGCAGTCCAAATTGGAATTTCCAATTCACCACTCATTCCACGAAGGTCAATATATACTCCTCCTTGCTCCGCATAAGTAGAGTCTGACTTATTAGAGTGAGAGAGGAGAAGGTCGGCATAATCAACAATGATAACATCGGGTTTGTTATCTAACGTAACCATTTTCTCTATATGTTGCTGTAACTTTTTTACTGTAACACCCTTTGGAGGGAAGTACTTAATAAGTAGTTTCCCCTTCAAGTTCGAGATTTTGCCTTTTACCTCTTCTTTTTTGTCCTTCAAATCTGTGGAAGGTATTTGTGTAAACACAGTATCATATCTCGCACCAACGTAGTGCTCTGATAATTCCATTGTGTAATGTACTACACTCAAACCTCTCCGAACAGCTTCTGCACCGATAGCGGTGAGAATCCATGTTTTTCCAACACCTGATGGTGCAACAACTACTCCTAACTCACCTGGTCCTAATCCACCATCCATTAAATCATTTATAGGATTCCATTTAGTTGGAACAGTTGTTCTATTTAGTTCTTCAGTTCTCATATCGAAATCTTCGATATAATCCATACCTAAGTTGGTTTCGTTACCAACCTTCATAGCTGAATCTACTAAATCTTTGATTCTATCATAAGAACCAGCTTGTAATAAATCTACTGATTGTAGTATTACGTTTTTTAAATTTTGATTAATACAAAAACTTTTAAACTCATCCTTAATATAATCTAAATCTACATTACCAACTTGAGTAAAAACGTGTCGTAGTTGTTCTACAACAGTTTTCTTTAAAACTTCGTTATCTACTTTTGATAATTGTGATTTGAATACATCGAGTGTAGGAGGTTTTTTATAATCTAAATGATATTGTAGTATCTCAGAAATAATCCATTTGTTAGCATCGTTCTCAAAGAACTTAGCGGTAGTTATTTCACTAATCGTATCTAAGAATTTCCCATCTGTAAGTAGAGCCGAAACTACTTTCGATTGGAACGATTGGCCATATTTTGATAATGTATCTATTTGTTCTTGCATTGACTCTTTTTAAAACTTATACAAATATACGAAATTTATTTTTAATATCCAAATTATTTTATGATTAAATTTCCAAAAGTGGTTTTTAACCAATCATTGATATCTCCAAAGTTTCCGATAACTTTGTATTTTAACAGAATTTTCATGAAATTCATTTTATTTAAGGGCTCGATAGGTTCGTTAAATCTATCTAAAGTTTTCATTTTTATATTACCACTAATATCAACATCATCGAGTTGCATTAGTTCCCTATTTAGTAATATTTGTCTTTTTGATTTAAGTATATCTTTGTAAATCTTTATTTTACCTTTTGTTTCAGTTTCCTTTTCTTCACATAATTTTAATAAATCATCTACTGATAATTTAACATCTTCTGTAATTTCAGGAAATCTTTTTACTACGGTCTTAATACCACATCCATATACTCCAGGAATATTATCTGATTTATCCCCATCCAATACTCTATATAGTAAAAGGTTTTTGGATTCAATTCCATACTCTTCTTTTACCATTGTTGTATTGTACATTTTCTTTTTGGTGGGTGACCAGACGATGGTTGTATCATCAACCAATTGAAGGAAATCCTTATCAGTTGACATAATCACCGCCTGTTCATCTTCCTTGAGAAGTTTGGTGGATATATAAGCCATGATATCATCGGCTTCAACACCATCATATATCATAGTTGTAAGAGGTAACCCATCTAACATTTCATTTAACCAAACGAATTGTCTTTTCATGGATTCTCTTTCATCCTCATCATTCATCATACCTGCATAGGCACGATTTACTCTGAGTTTGTTAGAATCTCTTTGAGCTTTATATCCACTAAATTTCTTCTTTCTTTGGGTAGAACCACCCTTACCATCGAACACTACAACAACACGAGTCGGTTGAGTTTGTCTAATTGCATATCCAATCGATTTGAGAACACCAGTTACACCACCAACATGGTCACCATCTTCATTCATTGTAGGAATAGATGACCAACATCTGATAAATGTATTTAACCCATCAATAATTAAAACACGAGAATTCTTGTGTCTATTGATATTTTGTTCTCTATCGGTTTCAACCGAATCTAAAATGTTTTTGTATAGTTCTTTCATTATAAAACTTCTTTAGTATTAAAGTATTTTTCAAGTGCTCCTAATCTATCATCTGCATCTACTAACATAACGAGAGCTTCCTCTGCGTTTTTGTAGAAATCTTCAGTAGAGTGGTCACCAATTCCAACTGCTTTATTACCAAGAAGTTCTAAAGAAAGTAGAGCTTTGGCCTTATCAGCCTCAGCACTACTTTTCAACATCGTAAATAATTTTTTGTCCATAACTATTCATTTACACCAGCACCACGAGTATCTACTTCCATATTATCGATATCTAAAGTATCAGATTTATATTGTAAGATTGTTTCTTCACATATCTTTTTGTAAATCTGTTCTCTGAGTTCAGTATTCTCATCCATCAAAGGAATAAAATCTTTTGATTGAAATTTAAATTCTTCACCAGTTTCAGTATCAACATATGCATACCATGCACCAGCTTGTTTTACTAATTTGTTTTCTTTCATAACTCCGAGCCATGACCCGTAGTTATCAATCCCTCTGTCAAAGTAGATTTCAAAATCAGCCGCTCTTAGAGGTGGGCCCATTCTGTTTTTTACAACTTGACAACGTACTTTCATACCAACTGTTTTGTCCTTACCATTTACCTTCATCTTGATTTGTCCCATATTCTTTAACCTCAATCTTACAGATGCGTGAAAAGCAAGAGCTTTACCACCACTTGTAGTCCAAGGGTCACCGAACATAGCATTCATCTTTTGTCTAAGTTGGTTAGTGAATACTAATGAGATTTTCTGTCTACCAATCATATTGGTAATCTTTCTCATTGCCTTCGAGATAATAATAGCTTTATCAGTAGCATATCCATCTTTCTTGTAATCTGCCGCTAATTCATTAGTTGTAGAAGCAGCCGCAACTGAATCTACTACTATTGTTACTATCTTATCTTTGGAAGTTTCTCTAACTTTCTCAATGATAGTTTCTGTGAAATCAAAGATTTGTTCAACCGAATCTGCGGTTACATAAAGAAGTTTAGAAACGTCAACACCGATTGCTTCTAAAAATTCTCTACTTACTGCAGTTTCTGTATCAATAAGAACAGCAACACCACCTTGTTTCTGTGTTTCCGCAAGGAGGTGTGCTGATACTAATGATTTTCCTGATTGTTCTAATCCTGTGATTTCAGTTATTCTACCAACGGGTAAACCACCATAAGGACGATTTGAAACAGCCACATCCAACATTGCACATCCTGTCGATATCCAACCATCTACGTTTGTAGGTGCTTCATCATCGTTAAGAAAAAATGCTACTTTGGAATCTTTCGATTGTTTGTTGAGTTCACCCGCTAGAATATCAGCCAGGTCAAGCTCTTTTACTGCCTTCTTTTTCGCCATTTAGTTTGGTTTAGTTGTTAAATAAATCATCAAAAGCAGCCGCTACATCATCAGTTTTCTTCGATGAAGATTCTGTTGTAGTAGTTGGTGCAGATTCTACTGGTTTAGAAGCTGGAGTATTTTGTGATAAGGTAGCCTGAGATTCAGTTTCTTTCTCACCTTCTCCACTTGGGTTTAACCAACCTTCTAATACTGATTTTAATTCATCATAAGATAATTCAGAATATAAATCTGTAATTTCAGTTTGTGATTCTAAAAATTGAGTTACTTTATCAGTATCTTCACTCACTGGTGTAGTTGATGGTTTAACTCTAATAGTAGTAGTTGGATAAGTAGTACCAGCTTCTTCTGCTGATTTGTACTCGATTGTTAAATCTCTACCACTTGTTGGGTCGGTGATATCTCCATAATCAGGGTCAGCAATGTAACCAAGAATTTCTTGATATACAGTTTTACCGAATCCCCAAAAACGAACTCCTTCACCTTCTTCACCTCTTACAACAACAGGTACGAAAGTTCTCAACTTAGGCTCCATAGCCTTCGCCGCTTTCCAATCATCTTTATCACCCATTCTTTTTAGTTTATCCGCAAACTCTACAATAGGGTCTGGTCTACCAAATGATTGTGGTGATAAGTAAGTTTTGTTGTTAATGTTGTAGTGAAAGTACAATTCGATGAAAGGGTTATCTTTATCAAATTGATAAGGAACGATTCTTACTTGATGTTTACCTGGAGTAGGTTTCCAAAGTGCATCAGTTTTACGTTGTGTGTTTTGTAGTTTGTTCAGTCTACTTCTGATTGCGTTAATGTCTAAAGCCATGATTTTTACCTTTTAGTTTTAATTAATTTAATTGTTTAAGTTTAAGTTTTGAGTGCCAAACTTATTAACACTCGGTGTATATATAAATATAAAGAAACCACAAAAAACACCGAATTTTCGTGATTACTTATTAACAATTATTTAGCCCATTTATCTCTTTGAACGATTTGTGAAATGATACCATAAACTGATAAATCTTCATAGGTATCTTGAATATTTTCTCCAACCTCATCTGGTTGGCCTTTGACTACTAATTGTAGTAATCTTTGTATTTTATCATTCTTTCTAAACCACAATCCAGTCAATGCAACATTCTTATCTTCTGTTGTTTCCAAAGGTGAACCTACTGATATATTACCAGGTCCATAGTTCCTTTGTTTTTTACAAAAAGTTTCGTACATCTCATCGAGGATTTTTCTAAACTCTGCGGTGGTTTCAGGATATAACCTTTCACAGTATTCTTTTGCTGTTTCTTCCATATTTAAATTTTATTTATACAAATATACGAATTTATTTTTACAATTCCAAACAAATTCTTATTTTTTTTTATTATTGAGCTTGAGATAGTTCCTCAATATCAATTTCTTTCATTAACAAATCATATGATAACTCGGTTGGGTTATGGAATATAACCTCGTGGTCAATATACTCAAACCTCTCCAAATCATTGGATTGTTTTTCTACTATCTTAGATAGTTTACCCTTCATATCATCAGTCCATATTGCTACATCTGATGATACTTCCATTGTGAACTTATGGCCACCTTTTGGTTTCCAATGAGTTGTTCCCTCATGAAATCCATAATTTTCGTAATACTGAGTATCAATTATAATTTTTGCCATTGTTTTATATTTTAAAGGTTTAAATAAATAATTTGTAATCTTTTTCGTAACTAATCGCTTCAATCTCATATGGATGAGTTACATAATCATATCCCATATTGTAATATCTTTTGAACCAAGATGGTGATTGTAAGTAGTGGATGTATTCATGAATCAAAGTTTGAATAACCATTTTCTTACTTTTCATCTGTGGATAGTAAACTGTAATTTCATTCATCATTGAACAATACTCAGCGTGACACTTATCTTCTTCACCTTCAGCACCTTCCTCACCACTATACTTCTCATAAATGTTTTTATGAGTTTCTACATAAGGAGTACATTCTTGGAATTTAGAGAATCCATAGTGGTTCTCTATCTTAGGGAAAATTTCTTTGATTATTTTATTAACTGTTGATTCTTTCATAACTCTCAATCTTACACTACTAATATACGAAAAATATTTTAGACCACCAAATTTTTTAACACTTTTTTTTAATATGCTTGTCTAATTATGTAATTGAAAAGTGCTCCACAATCATCATCTTCATCTACAAGATTTTCCGTAACTTCGAAGTAATCTGGTAGTATTTGTTGTAATCCTTCAAAATCTACTTTTTGCCAATATCCAAATCTAAGTGTTAATGCACTTCTATCATATCCGATTTCAAAATCAGATGAACCATACCATTTTTTAATTTCTTTAAATTTTTTATATCCTATTCTCATATTTTATATTTTTATATTCCACATTCCATTCTATGAACATACTCATGATGGAGGTATTCAGTATAAACTTGTAAATTTAAGTAATCGCCTTGTTTACTATAATCTCCAATGTAACTAAAATCCAAACTATCAAAGTTAGAATCATTACTAACTAACCAAGAATATTGCTTTTTGGTTAAATATGTTAAATCATTTAATTTTTTTACTAAATCTGCTACTGTCATATCTTATATATTTTAAAATTGTCCATCATCTTCAAATGATACTAATTCTGGTTCAGAATACTTGTATGTTACTGATAAAGTTGGGTTGAATATTGTTTGATATCCACTTTGATTATAAACACTATTAGTAAAGTTACTAATAACTGTATCTATAAAATCTTTTAGAAGATAAGTTCCATCAGAAGAACCAAATCCATCTCCTTCATCCCAATCATTAGTCCATTCTTCAGCTATCTGTACTGAAATATCAACCAATTCAGAGAATTGAATTTGTTCATCATTAATCATTTGTTTGAAAGAATCAATACCAAGAGCTCTTGATACGATATTGGAAGGGTTTACTAAGTAATTCATTCGTTTAACTTTTAAGTGTTATTAATTATTTACATAGTAAATATACGAAAAAAAAACGAGAAATCCAAGCAAAAAGTGAATTATTTTTTGTTAAATTCGATTACCTCGAAGATTCGTGTAGAAATTTTCTTAGTTCCTTCTACATTGGTAACGATGATTGAGTTTTTGAATTTATCCCAATCGATAGAGAATTTTTTATCTAATACACCATTGTTTTCTTCTTTAACTAATTCGTTTAGTGCATTAATTGTATAAAGAGTATTAGATTGCTTCTTACGATGTACTAATATAGTATCAGAAAGAGGTCTTTCTGGTCTAAATGTTGTATCTATATTATAGGTAACAAAAAGCTCTTCCAAATTACCCTTATTCTGTAAAACATAGATATAGTTATAAACTATATGATACGTTTCTCGAATTTGTTGCAAGGTATTTTGAAGTTCAGCTTTAGTAGTGAAAGTACAAAGTAACTGTGTTTGCATAAAATTTCCTATCTCTTTATATATGGTCACATATAAATATAATCCAATTTTACGAAAATGTTAAAATATTAACTAAATGTAATGTACATCGAATTAGAGTTATCTACGAGGGTTCTAGCAAGTGTATTTCTTAGAATACTCTTCTTTTTCAGGAAAATCTCTACCCTCAGCAACGTTGGCACAATATAGTTTTTCTTTCATAGCAGGATGTAGATTCATTTCTAAATTAACTGCTGGTTCATAACCCAAACCTCTTTGTCTTGGTGCAACAGTTGAGAGAGGAATCTTTTCTCCACTTGTCTCTACTTCAAATACCAATTGATAATCACCCTTTTCATCTGGTCCATCTATTGTTAGATTTTCTTCTATTTCATCATAATTGGTTGTACCAAATATTCTTTCAAGAACTTTAGGGTCTGCATTAACACCTCCAAGAGACATCTTCTCTTCTCCTTCAAGTAATGATTTAAGTGGAAACTTTTCTCTTACTGTATTCATCATACCACTTTTGTATGGTTCGTTTACCATATTTTCAACAAATGCTTTATTAAAATCTTTTCCTATTTTTAGATGTTTTTCAAGTTCCTTTTCTGATTCTTCATCACCTAAAAATTTACCAGTTCTCATCATCATTGTAGAAAACTTATCTAAGTACATTGAAGTGGTTTTTTGTTTTTTAAATCCAGCTTCAATCATTTTATCTCTTAATTCATCTCGGTTGATTGGATGTGTTAATCCTTTTAAAACTTTAACAAATGCAGCAGTATATTTTTTATCTTGATTTAGTGCTTTTGATAATTTAGCAATACCTTCTGGTGAATCATCTATACTATTCATTAAGGTAAGTTGTTGTAAAGAAACATTATTATAGAATTCAACATTACTACTTCTCATTTTCTCGTTAAATACTTTTGGAGAAGCTGCATCAGGTACTCTATTCATACCTTCTTCTTTTAATTCTTGTTCTCTTTTCTTTAACTTTTCATCTTCTTTTTTACCTTCACCTTTTGTATTTTCTTTATTAGCTTTTAGTTCAGCTCTTCTTTGTTGTACCTGTTCTAACTCTTTAGATTCTTCTTCACTTAAAGCCCATGTACCAACTGCACTTACTGATGGTTGTGATAGGAATATATCCAAATCTTTTTTAAGTGATACTTCATCTAATTTAGATTCACCTGTTTCTTTGTTTTTTACTCTAAGGTACATATCAGTAGAGAATCCTTTGTTTTGAGAATAACTTTCCATTCCCATTGCTTCTACCTCATCACCTAAATCCCATGCACCATTTTCTACTTCCCAATTTCCTTTTCCAAACTCAGCATCATATCTTTGTCTAATACCCGCTCTTACCGCTTTAGAAGAGTTTACCCAACCTGCATCTAAAATAGGTTCTTGTCCTTTTTTATATCTTGGTGGTTTATAAGATGAACCATCTGCCTTTTTTTGTTCTAACTTTTCATTATGAGATTCAATGATAGATACAACTTGTTCAAATTGTTCATCATCCAATGTAGAGAATACCATAGACATTACTTCACCAGCTTGAGCTTGTATCTTACCTGCACCAGAACCACCAATCATTGAAGTCATTGGAGGTGTGGTACTATTCACTAGTCGAGCATTCACTAACCTCTCCATTAGTTTAGCATATTTTTTTGGTACTTTCGATGGTGAACCAAAAATATCTTCTGGTAATTTTACTGGTGTATCAGAGTTAGATTCTGGTTTATTTTTTTCATACTCTTCATCAGTTATATCAATTTCTTTTTCATAAAACTCTCTATTAACTTCACCAAGAGATTTATTTTTTTCTCTTTTTAGAACATTTGGTTGAGATTGTGGAGTTGATTTCTTTTCTTCAGATTCACCTTCTTTGTCTTTTTGGATTTTATCTGCAATTTCTTTTTCTTTTTTTCTTTGTGCTTTTTGAGATGGAGTATTAAAAGTTTTCTTTATAGAATCTTGTTTTTCCTTTTCTTCTTCTGGTGAAATTCCATCACCACTTGAGTTTTGTTCAGAATCTTTAGCAGCTTCTTCTCCTTCTTCTCCTTGTTTTTGCTTTTCTTTTTCATAATCAGAATCAGATACCGCTTTTAGTTTTCCACTGTCATCCTTCTTGTATTTTTTAGCACCATCTTTTTTCTCATCACCCTTCTTTACATAAAAACCTTTACCAATATGAGCATAATCTTTATCCTCACCTTCAGTATCATCTTCATTAGTTAGAAATTCAAAGATAGTTTCTTTTACATCATACTCACCCCATTCTGAAAGAATCTCAGACATGATTGATTGGTGTTCCTTGTTATGTACATTGGGAATTCCTACTCTGAATGAGAGTTCTCTTACTAACCTATCTATGATTTCTTTATAATCCATACTATACTATAAATATTAAGGTGCAGAATTCTTATATGTATGGTCACTTGGTAGAGAACTTGTTAATCCCCATTTGTGTGCAAGATAACCTTCTGCTTTTATTAAATGTGTTAAATCAGTACCACTTGTACCAGGTATATTTGCTACTGCAAAGAATTCACCTAATTTACCATCCAATTCTTGAGATGACCTGTTTCTCATCAACCTTAATTGTTGGTTTGTTTGTAATGAGTTATCATAATCATTTACAGGTGTGAATGCATTTGTACCATCTACTCTAACACCGATTTGGTTTCCACTCTTATTAAACCAACAAGCAACTACATGATATTGGTTTCTTGTTAAACTTTTATCATCCCATAATTCTACATTACCAATTGTAGAACTAATTCTGTTAGAAAATAAACCATCCAAATCTAATTCACCTGGCCAAGAGTTTGAGTTGTTACCACTACTGATTGCATAATCTCTTTTTGGTGATTGATTTGTTTCATAACTCCAAAGTGTATCTTGAGTACTATTTGTTCCTTCGAATCTAAACACACCGATTGCCCAATGGTTACCATTTGATACTTGTGCTTCATTTGTACTACTTTGTAGATAATCTCCATTACCATCAAAATCGAATACATTCAATCCGTTCTGAGTTGATGAGTTAGTTACTACATTACTACCAATATCTATTGTATAAGTTCCTGATTTATCAGTTACAGAATTTAGACCTGTTCCACTTCTTGTGTAAGTTGAAGAATCTGATGCATCAATCCAAGCAACAGTTGTGATATCTGTACTTGGTGACCAAGGAGTTGAGGCACTACCTGTTGGCCAGATGTGTTCGTTATTATAATAAACACCATCCACCGAAACATTATTGAAATAAATGCCTTGTGCGGTATTAATCCTTCTATCCATTGTTATCCTTGTATGATATATAATGTACCACTAACTGGTGTAATTGCTTCATAAGATGCGGTTGTCATCACTTGTATCGTATCTACTGTTGATGAACTTACATATCCTAAACTTGCTATCTGATTTGAACCACTAATGATATTACTACCATCTGTGATTTGAGTTGAACCACTTATGATTCCATCACCCTCTGTGTTTAAATATTTTGAATCAAAAGTTGTTGTGGTAGCTACAGAATCAACTACCCATGTTGTTCCATTATAACGATATACCGTACCATTACTTGCGGTGTGAGTATCTCCACTTGATGCTCCATCAGGAAAATTGAAAGCCATAATTAAATCTCCTTTACTATATAAGTATTAAAGTAAACTCTTCTTACGAGCCTTACCTTGAGTTTCTACTTCACATTCTACTTCGTATTCATTCCAAGGTTTTGTCGGTTTTTCATTAGGGAATACAAATTTTCTACAAGTACCATCATCATCAAAGTAAATTGTTTTTACCATTGTAGTTGGAATATGTCCACCTGTTGGTAAAACTTCATGTCCTTCTTCAAAGATGTTTTCGATTGTAATTGTTAAATTTTGTTCATCATCCCAAACCCTTTCTTCTTGTTCTAATAATCTCCACGCACCTCTATTCAAATCTTGTTGTTGTAAAGTACAATTTAAATAAGAAAATGTCGTATAAAGATTATTATAAGAATCGGAATATGTAGCGGCGGGTGCAAGATGTCCTTTATCCCATGGATTAGAGTAATAATCATGTTTATCTGATGTATGTACTCCATTTTCTTTATGAAAATCCATATTACCTCTATCTACGTTTTTTGGTCTATTTGTTGAGGTATAAGTAAGTTTTACTGGTTGTTCCAATACTTCACTATACCACACCTTAAATACTGCGTTCTCAATTATAACTTCTTCTCTTAGTTCTTGAGCAACGATTTCTTCTGGACTACACCCAACTAAGAGGAATGTAAAGAAGATTAATTTTAATAATTTCATATTTTTTATTAAAGTTTTAGTTCAATATATAAATATTAAACTTTTGAGTAATCACTACCCCAATCTGCTTTGACAGGAAATCCATAACTTTCGAGAACGGATTTAACTAATTTAATAGTTTCAACCTCAGAATCATCAAATTCAAATAAGAATGAATCATAAGTGTATAATATAGGAAGAGGAAGTTGTAACTTCTTAAGTTTACTCAGTACCTCAATGTTGAACTCAGTTTCCGTCGCTTGGAGAATATAATTAAAGAACTTTTGTGCATTAGGTTTTTCAATCCAACCTAAAGGTATTTTTCTACCTTTGGGAGTTTGTAAATAACCATTTTTCACTGCTTCGTTTTGCATCTTGGAAATAAACCTATCTACTTTATCAAAGAATGGTATCTTTCTATCTTCATCGGATACTCCCCCATATAAGATTCTAAACGTTCTTCCTTTGGATTCCCCATAATCACAACCATATTGGTCTGCTAACCATTGGTGAACCGAAGTATCGGGTAGTTTGTATTTAATCAACTTACCAATAATTCGGACATGATATGCATCGTAATCGAATTGTAAAAAGAGTTTACCTTTCTTTGGAATGAATACTCCCCTACTACCATCGGATTTGTTTAATGCACCATAATTGATACCTAAATGTCTATTGGAAGGTCTTGATGTAATCGTATATGGATTGTATTCGGTGAATGTGTGTGAAAACCATAAAGATTTACGATTATCTGGCCATCTATCAAAAAATTTTTCCCTATCGACCTGAATCCCTTTTCTCTCGATATCTGAAAGGATAGGAATCATCGTTTCATCCACCCAATTGTTTGTATGTTTTATATCCCATTCATCTGCAATACCTCGTAGTACCTCACCCCACTTCATTATAGGGATACTCTTACCCAAACCATCTCTTATACCCATTCGGATATAAAAACTCGTTAGAACCTCTAATTTATCACCGAATGAGTATATCTTAAAGTTTTCGAAGAATAAAGAAGTTTGCACATCTTTTAGATTATTTACCTTAATATCGGTTTGTAAGAAACCTTTTTTGTTCCAAATCCACTTTTCTTGATTCGAGGTTGATAAATCTATTTTTAACTTTTCAC